TCCCCGTTGGATGCCGCCGCGCAGGCCAGCGTTAGCTCATAAGCAGTCGGGATAAAGGGGTTGCGCTCAAGCTGCGAGGCAAACAACGCCTCTTTAAGAATGTCCACGCTGTTGGACCCCTGATTGGAGCCTTGAAAAAAGCCCGTTGCCAAGATACGTCCGGTGCCGACAGTAAACGCCGTGCCGGTGATGTTGTACTCCACCCCCGAGTTTGTGCCCGCGCTTACCCAAGTTCCGCCGGTTGTCGTGCCTTGCGCAACCACTTCCCACTTGTAGTTGGCATTATTTGTAATACCTAAGATGGATATGGCCGTCAAGATAGCGATTGCATCCAGCCGCGTTGTCTTCAGGCGGATCGACACAACTGGGTAGAACGTCCCGGCGGTGGTCAGCGTTTTCGGGGTTGTGATGGGCGTCCCGGCAGATAGCTGCGCCCCACGCAATTCATAGCCACCCTCGGAGATCATCGTCGAGCAGACCTGTTTAAGCGTGCTGGCACCGGTGGTTGCCGCCGTGTTGGTCATCTCGTAGCGCAGCGGCAGCGAGGCGGTGGTGATGTACGTTGTTGTCGTCAGGTTAGCGTGGTCGAAGTTGTGGCACGGGACAAAAGCCCCGTTGATGATGAAGCCCGTGCGAACCGTGCCCAAGCCTAGCCACTCAATGTCCATGTACAAAATCTGCGACTTGGAAGAATCCAGAGTCAGGCCCGACGGGCCCGTGCCGTCCAGCGGGTCTTGGTTCCAGTTAGCCTGCGCCACTCGGGTATTGACTACCGCGCCCGTCACACTGCTGCGCTCAACCATGTAGTTAGTCGTGCCATCGCGCTCAAAGTAAATGCCGTTGGCAGCGCCGTAGTAGCCAGCCCGTTGGCGAAGTCCAGCCTTGGCCGTACCAAACACAAAGGTGTTCATCACCAGCAAGCTCTTGCCCGGCTGATAGGAGAAGACTTTGATGGTCTCGCGAATGATCTCATCGCCGCTGGCAGAGCCAACCGTCAAGTCCACCAATCCTTCATTGGCGTTAAACGTGGCTGCTGCGGTTCCAGTGATGCTGTTGACCCACAGGTTGTTGTCCGCGTAGCGGTGGGAGGAGTCAAACAAGGTCAGGGGGTTGCTGACCCGCAGCCGCCCGAAGGCATCAATGTTGGTGCCGCCGATTGAAACCGGAAGGGTTGTTTCACTTGCCATGAGTCGTCCCAGAATATTGTCCAGCCGGTTGAAGTACAGGCGCAGGACGTTGCTGTACTGGTCCTGATACTGCGGGTTCCACAGCGGCGGAGCCACCGGCAAGTTGGGCGCGGCAACTCTATCGAGCGTATAGTCCGTCGTGACAACAAACGTCATGCGCTTACCTTCTGCCGTCGGGCTTGATGTCGATACGCGGCGCGCCAAGCTGCCACTGAAGACCCAACTGATTGCCCGCCACTTTGAACGACATCTGCCGCCCACGAACACGGATGTACACCTGCCCAGTGAACTGCTCAATTGGCACCGTAGCGCTACGCACCACAGGCGCGTTACTTTGCCCGCCCACAGATTCAGGGACGTTATAGCCCGAGCCGGAGTTCTGCATCGGAAGCAGCGTCATCGTCACCTGCGGACTAGCCGCCGTGGAGCCACGGAATGTAACGTCTGGAATCAAGCGCCAGACAAACCCGATGTTGTGTCCGTCACCAATGTCAAATTCTGAAGACGTGATGTACGAGTCGATTGCCACCGGAGTGCCAGAGACGTTGTCGTCAACGCCCAGTTCGTGGTACACCAAGTTGTTGGAGTATGTTGCCGCCATCGGGTACTCGTTCAAGCCCGAGTCAATCCAAGCAGTGCGCCCCATCATGCCGTAATACCAGATGTCTTCGGCGTAGTTGTAGACCACGTACCTGTCAATCACAGTCGAGTTGGCCGAGCAGTAGAACCACCACACCTCGTTGAAGCCTTCATCCGTGCCGGAGAAAAACTGATCCTGCTGCTGGAGGTTGATGTCGCTATAGATGTATTGACGCAAGTCGCAGCGCAAGGTCTGCACCCGACCGTCATATCGGTAGAACTTGTCTACGCCCATCCAGTACACAATGCCCGAAGCCGTGATCGCCGTATTGATCCCTGCAATTGAGGTGTTGTCACCCAAAAGTTGAGCGCCCCAGACGTACGGGGGTCCAAGGTATTGCAGCGAGTACACCGAGGCGTCTGTGAACACCACGATCTCCTGTCGGGTCTGAACGTAGCTACGAATCTCTGAGCCTTGAGACAAGCGAACGCCACCTGCCTGATTGGTCACCGCCGGGGTCCAGTTCACCACTGACTCCTGATCACTCCAACGGATGAACATCGGATCGATCTCGGTCTCGCCCAGCGGATTGCAGCCAAACGCAAACACAAAACGGCTCACATCAGACACCGTCATGTTATTGACTGCCACCGGTACGTCCGACGCACCGGCCAAACTTGTCACCGGGATGCCGCGCGGCGAAACATAGTGCGTGCCAGACTGAGCACCCGTCGTAGTGATGGCCGCGCCGCCGGGCGTTGCCGCCAAGTTGCACACGTTACTGACCGCATTGACCACGTAGTAGACCGTGCCCACCGTGAGGCCCGTGGGCAGCGCGCCCGTCGTCTCCAGCACCACAGCAGTGCCGTCGATCAACTCGGAACTCGTGAATGTCACCACGCCCGGAGACGCAATCGTCACCGTAAACACTTGAGGTGTCGTACCAATCTTGGCGTTCCAGTAATACAACGCGCTGCCGCGATAGCCAAAGATCAGGTCTTCGCCAAAGTTGTTCTGGTACCAAAGCCGTGCGCCCACCAGCGTGGATGTGCCAATACCCCACGGACCGCTACCCCAAGCCCCTGCGCCCCAGCCACTGAGCGGCGTAACAGTCTCGTTGCCCACCGGCACCTCGTAGGCAGCGCGCACTGCCGTGCCACCCCCACCCACATCGTAGGCCGTAGCTGCCACCGAAGCCGTGATCGTGTAGCTGTTGGTGTTGACAACCGTGACCGCGAAGTTTGAGTTGAGCACCGCCGAGGTGATGCCTTGGTCCACCTCCAGCGAGAAGGTCCCCGAACCCGCCGAAGAAGTGCTGATCGCCGCGCCGTCCACCACGTTGGCAAAGTTCACCGTGGTGCCAGCTACCACGCGGATGTAATAAACCACCCCCGTGAGCAAGCCGGTCGGCAAAGACCCACCAGCGGAAACCGAGAGAAGGACGGGCGTGTTGTTAGCCAGCGCGCTAGAAAGAACGAAGTCAGTGGCTGTTGACCGAGTGAAGGTCTGCGTGCTCAGCGCTTGCGCACCAATAAAAGACACGTAGTCGCCAGTCGAGCAGCCATGCGCGGTGTCCGTCACAGTGATGGTGGTTGAACCCGTTGTGGCAACGAATGGATTGCTCAAAGGTCCCGCATACTCGCGGATCGGCGTGATGTCGTTGTATCCGCCACCTTCTTCGATGTAGAACTTCTTGTTGGTGCCCACACCGGTGAGCACCGTCGGGACGGTGATCGTGCCCCAAGTCCACAGCGAACGGCACACACCCTCGTAGGTGTACGGCGAAATCTGCTCCCACCCGCCGAGCTTTTCAGGCGTGCCTTGACGAAAGCGCACCTTGTCGCACGAGTACCAACCACCCTCAGTGGAATAGCGGGTGTTTTCTCGGTTAACACCGGGCTTGAACAAGATTTTCTGAAGTGGCATCGAAGCCCCTTTATGCGGTCATAACCTCTTGCGCGTGCTTGATGTGCGCAATCCGGTCGTCTAGCCCAATGGTACCGCCGTTGATCTTCTTTGTCATCCCGGTGTAGTCTTTAGCATCAGCCTCTTTATTAAGCTGGCGCTTGTTCCAGTACCACCCGGCGGTCAAGGCCGCATACTTAGGAACCAGCACGTAGTCAGGGCTATGGAGGAAGTCCATGTTCAAGGCGTCCCCGGCCAGCGTGTAGTTGTCCTTGCCGGTCAGTTGGATCAGCCCGCGCCCGTGGTACAGCCAACCATCCCCGGTCTCTTCGGTTCCGTTGCCCATGCGCCCGCCGTAGACCTTGTTGGCAATCTTCTCGGGGTTGCGGGCGTACTGCTGGGCCACCTCCATCGTTGGGAAACGGCTGGGCCACGTCTTCATCAGGGCTTCGGCGGAGTAGTTCAGGTTCTCCTCCAGCTTGGTGAAGTTCATGGACTCGTGCGCACACTGCCCGATAAACGCGGCTTGGCGCTCGGGGGTGTTGATCTCGTAGCGGTGGAAGACCTCTTGCAGCGGCTCGACCCAGTCGATGCTGATCTTGAGTTTGGCGAGGGTGTTGGCGAGACTCATCATTTAATCGCAGGTGCTTTAGAGAGGAGGTCAGTTTTAGCCTGAGAACCAGCGCTAGAACCAAAATAGTACGCAATGATCCCGGTCCATGCGGTGCCGAGGCTACCCAGCATCATCAGAATGGCGGGGTTGTTGCTGTCCACCTTGCCCAGCAGCATCATGATCAGGATGCCAAAGAACCCGAGGGTTACAAGTCCAGCAAGTACAGGGGGCACGATAGACCGGGTGGTAGCCTGCATTTCACGGGCAGACTTCCTGTCGTCCACCTCCAGCTTGGCAAAGTTCAGGCCCAACTCCTGCGCCTGCTTTTGGAGTTCAATTTCCGCCACCTTGACCTGCGCGATCTGGTCGGCGGTCAACTTATTGTCTTTGATCAGGTCGCTGACCTTGTCCTCGTCCACCCCAATGGCCTTGGAGATAGCGGAGACGGCCATACCGGCCAAGGGTCCACCCATCGCAGTAGCGATAGTGGGGGCGATTTGTTTAAGCCATTCCATTACTTTTTACTCCTTGAAAGCATAGTTGCCGCAATCTGCAAAAGAACCCGGTATTGATCCACATCCGGCGGCTCTTCCTTCCAGCCCACCGTGATCTGGCCCACGAACTTACCCTGCTCGGGCGGCACACTGATGCGGCACCCGTAGGTCATGCCCTTCTCCATATACCACAGCCCAATCTCAGACTGGGCGGTCTTGTAGTGACCGCAGGGAATTTCGCTTGCCATAAGCGCCACAACGTCCCTGTTGTTTGCAGCGTTTGTGGTGAAGAGGCCGACATCTAACCCCTCATGGGTTTTGTCCCTGCCGTCTTTGGTGTAGGCCCGGTGTAGGACGCGGGTGCCAAACATTGGGTTCACCTTGAAGATAGCTACAACCGTAGCTTCGGTGTTTTTGAACAGGTGCGCCGCCGCGTCCTCCACCCGGTCCTCCGCAATGCTGGGCAGTTTTTGCTGTTCCTTGTAGGCTCCAATCAGGAACGCTTGGTTTTGCCAGACGAAGTAGCCGACGAAGGTGAAGACGGCCATCAGCAGGATGGCGAACAGCTTGAAGGGCGAGTCCACATAACTGAGGACCCTATCCAACACAGTAATCTGCGTCTTCTCTTCGCTCACGACACAGCCTGTTTGACGATAAAGATAATGATGGTGCCAATAATGACAACGCAGATTGCACCGCCAACGATTTGCGCCATCAGCAGCCGCTGGGCCACCAACTTCTTGCGCTCAGCCGCAGCAACCCTCTCGGCCTTCTCTCGGGCCTGCTTAATCTTCATCCGCTCTTTGAGCATCATCTCCCATAACTCAGGGTACCCGCCGTAGACGAGCTGATGTTTGAGCGCTTCCTCTGCCTCACGCAGCGCGTTGGCCTGCATCACGATTTCCATCGCCCTGCCGGTATCAGACTTGCCCGACTTGCCCGCATCGTTGGCGGCTTTTTGAACTACGTCACGCGCATCAAAGAACTTACCAAACTCACTGACAAGGCCGTTGATGTCCTTGCCAAGTTTGATGGCCTTTTGAATGCCCGCTACCGCAGCCTGCGCGGTGGCAAATGCGGTGATGGGGTCGATCATGTTCAGCCACGAAATAAAACCAAGAGCACGGGGACTGCGTAGTACACCAGCAAAACAATAGCCGCTACTACACCGGTGGCCACCAAGAAGGAGACCAGCCAGTCCAACATGGTTTACTCCTCAGCAGGCAGTGGCGTGTTACCTTCTTCCAGCCACTTCAGGTACTGCTGGTAGTCGGTGTTCGCAGGGTCGAAGGGGATGGAGCAACTATCGGACAGGCGAATGACGCTGACTGAAGCG